CCACCCCCTTGATGGAACCGTGGAGTCTCTATACATTGCGCGCATGGAGCTTATTCCCGACATCGATTCGGATATCCCCGTTCCGCTCAAATCTTCCAAGCACTTGGAGATGTCCCCGGCGGCAGAACTCCGTGCCCGTGCGGAAACTATAAAGATCCTGTCCGATTTAACCGGGACGCCGCTCGTACCTACGGAAGACGACCAGTCCGCTGCCGAATCCTTGGCGAGGCAAATGATGTCCGATCCAGAAGTAAGACCGGACTTCTCGCGTTATCAGAACTCGACCATGGCGTTCCTTGCCGGGATGGTCGCGCAGATGAACGTGCAGATCGTGAACGAACTGTCCGAGCTGAAACTGTACGTTGTCAACAAGTTGATCTTCGAAGCGGAGAATGCCCCGGACAGCAAGACCCGTATCACGGCGCTGTCCAAACTGGGCGAGATCGATGGCGTCGACGCCTTCAAGAAGCGCTCAGAAGTCACCGTGCAAGTGAAGCCGATTGAGGAAGTGGAGCGAGAACTCCTGACTGTGCTTAATAATATAGAGTACACAGTCGTAAACACCCCAGCTTCCACAGAGGATGTCGAGGACATCGACTACGAAATTGAGGAGAGTGATGGCGTAGAGAACGATAGTGACGAGTCCTAACGCCTCAAATATGTTGAACTCAGGCTTATCACCGTCGGACATCGCTAAACTCCGCGCTGCCCTACCCCATATGCCGGAAGCGCAAAAGCGCAAAACGGCGGATTTACTGGTCAAATACTACAAAGAGACGGCTAAAACCAAGGGTAAAGACGACTTTTTGACGTTCATTAAGCACGTCTACCCGGGGTATAAAGTAGGCCCTCACCATGCCAAATTAGCACGAATCTTTGAAGAAGTCGCCAACGGGAAGAAAAAACGCGTGATTGTGAACATCGCGCCCCGTCACGGTAAGTCTGAGATGATCTCTTACCTTGCTCCGGCGTGGTTTTTGGGCAAATACCCCGAGAAGAAGGTCATCATGTCGTCCCATACGGCAGATTTGGCGGTCAACTTCGGTAGAAGGGTGCGAAATCTCGTCGGATCGGACCTTTATAAAGACATTTTCCCACAGGTTGAGCTTCAAGCGGACTCTAAATCGGCATCACGGTGGGGGACGAACTTCAATGGAGAGTATTTCGCTATCGGTGTGGGCGGCGCTCTCGCTGGTCGGGGTGCTGATCTATTCATTATTGACGATCCGCACTCTGAGCAGGAGGCTAAGCAGGGCACTTCTCATGTCTTCGAACCGGCGTGGGAGTGGTTCCAGTCGGGTCCGATCCAACGTTTGATGCCCGGAGGCGCGATCATCGTCGTCATGACGCGGTGGTCGAAGCTCGACCTGACCGGACAGATCATTGACCACATGATGCGCAACGACGACTCCGATGAATGGGAGGTCGTCGAGTTCCCTGCCATCCTCAACGACAAGCCGTTGTGGCCTGAGTTCTGGAAGTTGGACGAACTCCTTGCCAAGAAGGCGTCCATGGACGTGCGCTACTGGCAAGCCCAGTACATGCAGGAGCCGACGAGCGAGGAAGGCGCGCTGATCAAGCGCGAATGGTGGAACGTGTGGGAGGAAGACACCCCTCCGCAGTGTGACTACCTCATCATGAGTCTTGACGCCGCCCAAGAAGCCAATACACGCGCGGACTACAACGCCGTGACGATATGGGGGGTGTTCGAGAACCGGACTACGCACACCAAGAACATCGTGCTGCTGAATGCCATCAAGGAACGGATGGAGTATCCGGAGTTGAAAGAGTTAATATTGGAGCAGTACAAAGAGTGGACGCCTGACAGTTTCATCGTCGAGAAGAAGTCCAACGGCGCGGTGCTCTACCAAGAGATGCGTCGGATGGGCATACCCATCACAGAGTTCACTCCGGGTAAGGGTCAGGACAAGATCAGCCGCGTGAACGCGGTGTCCGACTTGTTCCGATCTGGGATGGTGTGGGCACCCGACCGGCGATGGGCACGAGAAGTGATCGAAGAATGCAACGACTTCCCGGCAGGTAAAAATGACGACTTGGTTGATAGTACCACTCTTGCTCTTCTGCGTTTTCGGCAGGGTGGCTTTATACGTCTACCTTCTGATGAGCCAGAGCCTGTCAAACTGTTCCGATCGACCCGACGAGTAGGAGGATACTACTGATGGCTAACCCGCCTATTGCCCCTAAGAACATTGATACGTTGGGGCCAACCTATGTCGGGGATCCGAAGTATCTCACTCCGGAAGAATTAAACAGCGGGGGTCTTGATCGATGGGATCCGTACGGAGCGCACAAGCCCCCTGCACTTAAGATCTACAAGATGGACTACAAGACGGGTAAGCCTGAGACCTTACCCCATGTGTTCACGCCGAACTACCAAGACTACTACGACGCCGCACAGGCGAAGTACGGGCCTAATAAGTGGCGCGACCATGTGTCGAACATCCACGAACCTATAAGCCGCCCGATGCTGAACGCGTTGTACACCGCGCAGCAAAACGGTCTGAAGATTAAACCCGAAGACGTGATGACCTTGATCGCACAGGAAGGTCGCGGCGATCTGGGCGGGAACGACTTTGACATTCAGCGTTCGTATCCGAACAACAAACCCGCTCAAGCCCTGTACCAGAAGGTAATGGATTACGGGCACGACTCCGAACATGCGGGTACCGCAGCGCTCATGCTGGCTAAGCAGATGGACGCGGATCGTTTAAACGTCCCGTTCGGCGCGGCGTGGAACGGCACGGGGGAGTCCGTTAAGAATCCGACGTACCTCAAGAAGGGTGTGTCGCACACGGGGTTTGATTACGCCCGTGAGATGGACATGAACAAGGACATCATCAACGACCCGCGTAACGCACCCGCGCTGAACTATATCCGGCAGCAGATGTCCCCTCCGCCGTCGATCAACGAGATCAATCAGGCGGAGTATCAGCGGCGGTTGCAAGCCCGAGAGAAAGAAAAGCAAGCGTATATCGCCCAGAATGCGTCGCAGTATACGGACCCCACGAAGGATCGGAACCGGCTCGGGGCTACGGATATGCCGTGGTTGAACGCAGGACTGCACGGTCTGGCGAATCTTGTCCATGGCAACTCGCCGTTCCACGGTTGGGACGATCAGCAAGTGCGCGACCATTATGCGGACGAATACGATGCGAATTCGACCAAGCGTGTTGTTGCCCCTCCGCAATACGACACGACACAATCGCAGCAGCCGGTCTATCAGGCCACTGTTGCTTACCCTGAAAACTACCGCGCTGGCGGTCGAGTAAGGATGATCTAATGGCTGACACATATAAGATGGGGTCCATCTCACCGATTGAACCGACGCACGACTCACGATAGGAAAATACTATGAGCATCGACAAGTCCTTGTACGCGGCCCCGCAAGGGCTTGGCTCTCTGAATCAAGAACCGATTGAAGTGGAGATCGAAGATCCGGAGGCGGTACACATCTCCGGCCCGGGCTTTGAGATGCACATGGAGCACCATGTCCCGGCGTTCGATGCCAACCTCGCCGAGGAAATGGACGAGCGCGCCCTCATGTCGTTGGGCTACGAGTTGCTCGGTGACATCGATGAGGACATGGCGAGCCGCAAAGATTGGCTCGACACCTACGTCAAAGGGCTTCAGCTCTTAGGTCTCAAATACGAAGAGCGGACGGAGCCGTGGCCCGGAGCCTGTGGTGTCTACCACCCACTCTTATTAGAGGCTGCGGTCAAGTTCCAAGCTGAGATGATCATGGAGACGTTCCCCGCCGCAGGGCCGGTGCGAACCAAGATCATAGGCAAGGAGACCCCGGAGAAGAAGCAAGCCGCGACTCGCGTTCAGGAAGACATGAACTATGAGTTGACCGAGGTCATGCAGGAGTACCGTCCCGAGCACGAACGCCTCCTCTTGAGTATGGCGATCGCGGGCAACGCGTTCAAGAAGATCTACTTCGACCCATCGCTGAACCGCCAGATTGCGCCCATGATTCCGGCGGAGGACGTCATCGTCCCGTACGGCGCGGCGAACTTAGAGTCGGCGGAGCGCGTCACGCACCGGATGCGGAAGACCAAGAACGAGTTGCGCAAATTGCAGGTCGCGGGGTTCTACCGCGATGTGGACTTGGGCGAACCGATGCGCATCATGGACGAGGTCGAGAAACGTAAAGCGGAGCAGCAGGGCTTCAGCGCGTCGATGGACGACCGCTTCCAGATCCTCGAAGTGCATTGCTACCTCGACTTGCCCGGGTATGAGGACGAAGACGGCATCAAATTGCCGTATGTCGTGACCATTGAGAAGGGTACGGCGACGGTTCTGGCGATTCGCCGCAATTGGTTGGAGGACGACAAACTCAAACTGCGCCGTCAGCACTTCGTCCACTACGGATACATCCCGGGCTTCGGCTTCTATTACTTCGGCTTGATCCACCTGATCGGTGGGCACACCAAGGCCGCGACCTCCCTCATCCGTCAGTTGATCGATGCGGGCACCCTATCGAACCTTCCCGGTGGCTTAAAGGCCCGGGGTATGCGCGTCAAGGGGGACGATACCCCCATTGCACCCGGAGAATTCCGTGATGTCGATCTTCCCAGCGGCGCTATACGCGACAATATCCTTCCGCTTCCGTACAAGGAGCCATCGCAAGTTCTGATGGCGCTGATGGACAAGGTGGTGGCTGACGGTCGTCAGTTTGCGGCCTCGTCAGAACTCAACGTGTCCGATATGTCGTCACAGGCTCCGGTCGGCACGACGCTCGCCATTCTTGAACGCGTGATGAAGGTCATCAGCGCCGTTCAGGCCCGTATTCACTACGCCATGAAGCAGGAGTTCAAACTGCTCGCGGCGATCATTCGGGACAACACCCCGGAGGATTACGACTATGAGCCAGAGATTGGCGATGCTTCTGCAAAGCGTTCTGATTACGACTGCGTTGACGTACTACCTGTATCTGACCCTAACGCCTCCACTATGGCGCAAAGAGTGGTTCAGTATCAGGCAGTTATGCAGTTGGCTCAGCAAGCGCCTCAGATCTATGATCTCCCGTTTCTTCACCGGCAGATGATCGAAGTTCTGGGCATCAAGAACGCCCAGAAGATCGTGCCGTTGGCGGAAGATGCCAAGCCGATGGATCCTGTGTCCGAGAACATGGCGATCATGAACGGCAAGCCCGTCAAGGCGTTCATGTACCAAGACCACGCGTCGCACCTCGCCGTCCACATGGCGGCGATGCAGGATCCGATGATCATGCAGGTCATCGGTCAGAATCCGAAAGCGCAGGGGATCATGGCAGCGGGTGCCGCGCACGTCATGGAGCACGTCGCCATGAAGTATCGGCAGGAGATTGAGAAGCAGTTGGGCGTACCACTTCCGCCGCCGCCGGAGGCCGCACTGGCGGGCAGTGGCGAGGGCGATGATGACTTGGGGTACTTGCCGCCGCAAGCGGAGTCCGAGTTGTCGTCTCTGTTGGCGCAAGCGGCCCAGAAGCTGCAAGCTCAGAATCAGCAAGCGGCGCAACAGCAACAGGCTCAGCAACAGCAGCAGGATCCGCTCATCCAGATGCAGCAGCAAGAGTTGCAGATCAAGCAGCAGCAGGTTCAGGTGGCGATGCAGGAAGTGCAGATCAAGGCGCAGCAAGCACAGGCAGCGGCTCAGATCGCGCAGGAAGAACAGCAGCGCAAGATCAAGAAGGACATGATGGATGCGGCGGCTCGGGCCGACGAGTTGAAGTTAAAGGAGATGGAACTCCAGACGATGGTGCAGTTGGAAGGCGTGAAGATCGGCGCGGACATTCAGCACCGCAAGATCGCTCACATGACCAGTACGGCACAGGCTGTGGACAAGCACCAACTGGAGCAGTCGAAGCACCTCGTGGACGCTGCGCACCGCGCAGACACGCACGATCTCAATACATCAAAGCATCTACACGACGTCGTCAAGACGGGTGTGGATACGGCGCACAAGAAGGCTCAGCACAAACTGGACGTCGCTCAAATGCAGAACGACGCACAGCAAACGGACGATCAACCAAGTGAAGACGGGGGTAGTGAATGAGTGCAGATACCGCTGCGGAGTTTCTCATCAAGAAATTCCAGAAAGAGCGCGAACGAATTGTAGGACACGTCTTAAAGGGCGTGTCATTTGAACAGGAATACTACCGGTCACTCGGTCTTATTCAGGGGTTCGACTACGCAGTTGAGTTGATTAAAAACACGGCCCAAAAGGTCGCAAACGACGAGGAGTTAGACGATGAGTGACATCAATGTCGATAAGACATTGTCCGAAGCCGAGCGCAAGGCAAAGCAGCTACCCGATCCTGTCGGGTTCAAGTTGCTGTGCATGGTGCCCAAGGTAGAGGAAGAGTTCGGCGGCACGGGGATCATCAAGTCCTCGGAGTCCGTCAAAGTCGAAGAGCAGACGACCATCGTCTTGTTCGTCGCAAAGGTCGGGCCGGATGCTTACAAAGATCCGACTCGGTTTCCATCGGGGCCGTGGTGCAAGGTGGGGGACTTCGTGGTCGTCCGCGCCTACAGCGGTACTCGCATCAAGATTCACGGTACCGAATGGCGGATCATCAACGACGATTCCGTTGACGGCACTGTGGAAGATCCACGCGGCATTGGGAGGGCAGGATAATGGCAGAGCAAAACCAAGAGCTTGAAGCTGAAGACTTCAAGGTAGACATCGAAGACGACACTCCGGTAGAGGACCGTAATAAGGCTCCGATGCCCAAGGAAGTGGTCGAGGAAATTGAGAAGGATGACCTTGAGGAATACTCCGAAAAGGTTCAGACCCGTATCAAGCAGATGAAGAAGGTCTACCACGATGAGCGTCGGGCTAAAGAAGCCGCCGCTCGGGAACGTGAGGAGGCTCTTCGCTTTGCTCAGCAAGCATACGAAGAAAATAAGCTGCTAAGACAACGACTTAGCGCAGGTGAGAAGATTTTCGCCTCAGAGACGACCAAGGCGGCTACCACGGAAGTGGAACGCGCCCGTGAACGACTCAAGGCGGCGGTGGATGCGCAGGACTCCGGGGCGATCGCAGAAGCGCAGGAAGCGCTCATGGACGCCAAGGCGAAACTTAAAGAGTTTCAACAGTTTCGGCCCTCTTTACAAGAACCGGAACACGGTGTACAACAGCAACCACAGGCTCAGCCTCAGACCGTTCAGCAGCCGCAGGTGGACCCAAAAGCCCTTGCATGGCAGAAGCAGAACCCATGGTTTGGGGCAGACGAGGAGATGACTGCCCTCGCTTTGGGTTTGCACGAAAAACTGGTCCGGTCGGGTGTAAATTCGAGCAGCGACGATTACTACCGCCGAGTCGATGAGACGATGAAAAAACGATTCCCCGAGTACTTCGAGGAATTGCAACCCACGGAAGAGCCTGAAAAGCCCGTCCGCAAGACCAGCACTGTTGTGGCTCCTGCTACACGGTCCTCTGCACCCCGACAAATCCGAATCACGGCCTCTCAGGCTGCAATTGCTAAACGATTAGGGATTAGTCCGGAGCATTACGCCCGTGAAGTCTTGAAACTGGAGAATAACAATGGCTGAAAATCGTCTGACTCGTACCTTAGAAGATCGTGAAGCGTCCAAGCGTCCGATGACTTGGCGTCCTGCGTCGATCCTACCTGAACCCAATCCCGTTCCCGGCTGGGCTTTTAAGTACATCCGTATGAGCGTGATGGGGCAGAACGATCCGACCAACGTATCTAAGATGTTCCGTGAAGGTTGGGAGCCTGTGAAGGCTGCTGAAGTTCCGGAGATCATGCACCAGCGAGACAACAACCCCAACAGCCGGTATCCGGATGGTGTGGAGATTGGTGGACTGCTGCTCTGCAAAGCCCCCACTGAATTGGTTGAGTCCCGTAGGCAGCACTTTCAGGACTTGGCGCAACGTCAGTTGGAGGCCGTCGATAACAATATGTTGTCTCAAAAGGACCGTCGGTCGAACATGGATATGTTCACCGAGAGAAAGTCTCAGGTCTCTTTTGGGCGTGGCAAATAACTTTTAGGAGTCTTCAATGGCTTATCCGACTATCTCAGCCCCATACGGGCTAAAGCCGGTGAACC